TTGAGTCTTATGCAGAAATCTCACAGATGCTTAAAGAAGAAGGCAAGGATGTTCCTGAACTTGAATTTGAGTGGCATTACGATATGCAGGCTTTTTTTAATTATTTTGATTTCTTGAACATAAGCAAGGTTGCAGATGCCGCCGGGATAAACCGGTCTCTTATGAGAAAATATGCAGCTGGGTTAGCATACCCGGGCGAGGGTCAATATAATAAGTTATACGGAGCAAT